TATACTCCGCACTATAACTGGGATCAGGCTGACGCTGACATCATTGGAGACATAGCAGCCATGGCCAGACTCCTGACTTCCAGAGGGCTCCCTGCTTCAGAGCTTATCGTGGCTCCGGACGTTGCCGACACTATCGTCAACAACGAGAAGATCCAAAAGCTCCTCGACATTAAGAACTTCAACCTCGGAACTGTTGACCCGAAAACTCTCCCCGCCGGTGCCACTCTCGTTGCCGTTCTCAATGCTCACGGTAGAATGATCTCCGTCATCAGCTACGACGAGCAGTATGAGAATGACGACGGACAAATGACCCAGTACATCCCGGCCGGAAAGGTAATCCTTACAGCTCCCGGAGCTGGCCGCACACTGTACGGAGCAGTCACTCAGGTCGAGCAGTACGACGGACAGTTCCACACCTATGCGGCAAGACGTGTTCCGAAGTATCTGGCAAGTGCCGAAGGCAACACCAGAACCTTGACAATTACCAGCTGCCCGTTGCTGATCCCGAACCAGAAGAACCCATGGATCTCCGCAACGGTTATAAGCGAACCGACCCAAGAATAGGAGGGTAACCGATGATCAAGATCATAAAAGGCACCTACGGGTACCGCAAGGGTAACAGGATAATACCGAAAACCCCAGCGGATGATCCGTTCACAGCTACCCCGGAGCAGGAAGCGCGCCTTGTCAGACTGGGCGTGGCCGTGTATGTGGACGCCCCCGCGAAAGCACCGGCAACACCAGCAACGCCGGCAGCTCCTAAAGCTCCGGAAAACGCAAAAACAGGCAGCAAGGACGTCGACGAGCTGCCTGCATACAATCTTGACATGAAGCTCGACGAGCTGAAGGAGATCGCCAAAGCCTACGGAGTGGATGCTTCAGACGCTCGCAAGAAGGCCGACGTCATCGCCATGATCGAAGCTGCCAAGGCTAAAGATCCTGAAGGTGAAACACCTGAAGGAGACGATCAGGGCGACGAGGATCCGGACGATGAAACACCTGAAGCATACGACGACGGCGAGGAACCCCCTTCACTCGACGCAGCTGATCCGGTGTAAATATAATGTCCTCGTTTAAGGACATGGTAAAAGCAGACCGCGGCATCTTCCTGAACATCGACGAGTTCGGGGAGGTGCACAAGGTCGAGGGTAAAAGCATAACGGTCGTTATCGACGACGACAAACTCAGAGAGCGGCAAGGTGGCGCGGAGGTCGGAGTGGCCGAGTCAAGCCTGCTGCTCTTTGCGTATGTAGAGGATCTTCCTCCTCGCCGGGGAGCTGGCGAGAGCCTCAATGTCGACGGCCGTGAGTACATCGTGAACGACTGGAGCGAGGACATGGGCGTCGCTCAGATAGCCCTCGGCCAAAACCGTACAGTATAGGAGGCGCAGCATTATGACGATCGTGCAAATCATTGACAAGATCACCGCGTGGGCTAATGCGAACATCTGCAAGCAGATCAAGCTCAAGCTCCCGGACGACAATGCTTCAGACTCCTCCTTCGAGTACACCGAAACAAATCCGGCAGCCTTCGCGCTTTTTGTACCCACAAAAGAAAAACTGCCGCCCAGTGTGGCGGCTCCCATCCCTTCTCTCTGCGTTCAGTTTACTGAGGGGACGGATCGGCTAACGGAAAATAAAGGCACTCTGAAGGTGCGCATGAGCCTATCAGCATGGAACCCGGGAACCCATGGCCCCGAATTATTCAACCCGAACGGCGACGGCTCATACACTCGATACAATACACCGGAAGCCCGGGCTCTTTTTACCCGGCACGGCGAAGGCTGGCGTGACGTCTGGAACTTCGTGGACGCGGCACTGCTGGCGCTCGAAAGTACGGAATATATCGACGGCCTGCGCATAGTCAAGGAGGACGGCATCAGCTTCGGGCCGTTCATGGAGCAAGATGCGATCTCCGACTGGTACCCTTACTGGTTCGCGTGGATCACCTTCACGGTGGAGCGTGGGCTGGCTCGGGCACCAGAATACAATCAATACCTATAATTCAGAGAGGTGAAGAACATGGCAAATGAATATTTATACGGCGCGTTCGGCCACATCGGCGACGATGTCGCACAAAACGCCACGCAGGCCGGCACGGTTCCCGTATATGTCGGTGTGGCGCCTGTAAACCTCGTCAGAGGATATGCGAACGCCGGGATCATCAACACCCCGGTGAAGCTGTCCAACATCAACGAGGCCAAGAGGAAGATCGGCTATACAGACAACTGGGCCGGCTTCAGCTTATGCGAGGCCATTGACGCGCATTTTAACAACACCATCGGAAACGTGGGCCCGATATTCGTGATCAATGTCCTCGATCCGACGACTCACGCAAAAAGCTCACCAACGACCAAGCAGCTGACATTCGCCAATAAAATGGCCACCATCGTCAGCGACACGATTATCCTCGACACCTTTGCACTCGATGGAATGGTCGAGGGTGAGGACTACCGCCTGAGCTACGATTTTGGAACCAATACCCTGACGATCTTCGACATCGGTGAGACCCCCATGATAACGATCGAGGCATCTTATTCCGAGGTCGACCTTACCAAGATCACGAAGGAAACCATCATCGGCGGTATAACCAGCGACGGCGTCGCCTCTGGACTGGCTGCCATCAAGTACCTATATCCGAACTTCAACGCGGTGGCCAACCTTATCGCAGCTCCCGGATGGAGCGAGATCCCTGACGTTTACACCGCCATGGTGGCAGCGTCGCAGAAAATCAACGGGCACTGGGATGCCTTCGTTCTGGCCGACATACCGATAAAGGACGGCGTGAACAAGGTGGACACCATCGACAAGGCCAAGCAGTGGAAGAACAACAACAACTACAAGTCCGAAAGGTCAAAGGTTTACTGGCCTATGGGCGCAAATGGCTCGAAGATCTACCACCTGAGCACCATGGCCGTCGTTGAAATGATGCGCGCGGACTTCAGTCATAAGTCGATCCCGATGGAGACACCGGGTAACAAACCGATCCCGATCACAAGGCAATACTTCGGCCCCGACTCCAAGAACCAAGGCTTCGACCAGCAGGAAGCCAAGGAACTGACCAGCAACGGCATCAGCACGGCCATCTACTGGGAAAGCAACTGGAGACTATGGGGAGACCACACAGCGGCCTACACTTACGGCGGCTCCTACAACGCTCGCGCGATCTTTGATACGTCCATGAGGATGCTCATGCACATCACGAACTCCTTCCAGCGCGAATGGGGCACCTCCATCGACGAGCCGATGGCTCTCTCCCTTCAGGAGACGATCCTGAACCGCGAGCAGGAAAAGCTCGAAACACTCAAGAGCGAGGGCGCTCTGATCGGGAACCCGAAAGTCTACTTTTTAGAGAGCGAAAACCCGACCAATGACATGATGAACGGCGACTTCCGCTGGGACATCTGCGTCACACCTACGCCGCCTCTCAAGAGCGCGACCGTTTATGTGACATATACGGACGAGGGCTTCGCTGCTTACTTTGGAGGTGAACAGTAATGCCATGGATGGATATTAAAAGCACAAACATCGCCGACACGGTTTACTCCGACGGCGTTCTCGTGGCCAAGGACGTGGCCTTCACCCTTCCGGCCATCACACCGTTGGCCGGCGAAGCTCAGGCCATGGGATCCATGGAGGTCATCGCCGTCGGCCTTATTGAGGCCATGGAAGCAACCATCACAAAGATCGGCACAGACCTCGGCCTCAGCCGCATGATGCGCCTCGAAAAGCAGAACCTCGAGTTCAGGTGGGTGCACAATGTGAGCCTGTCGGACGGCACAAGCAAGCCGGAGGGCTGCAAGGCGTTTATCCGTGGCGTGCCGAAATCCCTGCCGGCCATCGGCGTGGAAATCGGATCGAACTCCGAGAACGAGATCGCGTTCGCGGTTACTCGTTACCAGCTATTTGTCGGAGGCACGGAGATCCTGCTCGTGGATAGATTGAGCCAGATCTTGAGGATCAACGGCGTCGACTATTACAGCAAGATCAACAGTCTATTATAATCTAAAGCCCCCGGGAAAGTCCTCGGGGGCTTTTTATTGAAAGGAGTCAGAACCAATGGAAAGCATCAAACTCAAAAACCCGATCATGATCAACGGCAAGAAGGTCACAGAGCTGACATATGACGCGAACGAAATCACTCCGCAGGCGTTCGCTGAAGCGGATGCCAGAAAACTGAGAGCATCTGGATCAAAGGGTGGCAACCTGTCCGGGGCCGTGGAGCTCGATTATGGCCTCCACCTCTATCTCGGCTTCGCTGCCATTCAGGCCGTGAACCCTTCGTATGACATCACCGATCTCGAACGCATCAAAGGCGTGGACGTCATGGAGGTAATGAAGATCGGCCGAAATTTTATTTTAAGCTCGGCGGGCAAGTCACAGCAAGACGACTCAGAAGATGCATCAGAGACTATGCCAGAGTCTACCACACCAGCGTCACCGAACTCGAAAAAAGGCGAGTCATTGACTTCCTAATCGACTACGCAGAGGCCGCGGAGGAGCTGGCAGAAGAACAGAAAAGGCGTGAGAAAAACGCCAAACATAAGTACCAGCCAAGGGCCAAATATAGAGGGAGGTGAGCGTATTGGCCAAAAGCAAAACCTTGCAAGCTATTGTCGAGATCGCCGGCACGATCAGCCCCACCCTCGGCAAGTCTATCGAGGAGGCAACCCGCAAGCTCGAGGGCATCAATGTCAAAGCTCTGGCCGTGGGTGCAGCCGTCGGCGGCATAGCGATCGCCACAGGCAAAGCAGTCATGGAGGCCGGGCAATACCTCACGGATCTCGGCGGCCGGTTCGATGAAGCAACGGACGCGATCAGGATCGGAACCGGCGCAACCGGTGAAGCGCTTGACGCTCTCCTGTCCGACTTCGACGAGGTATACAAAAGCGTACCGACAACCATGGAGGACGCCAGCAAGGCCATCGCCGACTACAACACCCGCCTCGGGCTGACCGGCGAGCCCCTTCAGGAGATCTCAAAGCAGGCCCTCCAAGTCAGCAATATGCTGGGGGATGACCTGAACGGAGTCATCGAGGGATCGTCTCAAGCCTTCCAAGCGTGGAATATCGACGCCGAAAAGATGGGCGAGGCCATGGACTTCGTATTTAAGGCCAGCCAAGCGACAGGCATCGGCTTCACCGAGCTCATGCAAAAGGCTCAGCAATTCGCTCCGCAGCTTCAAGAAATGGGCTACAGCTTCGAGGATGCCACTGCTCTGATCGGTCAGATGGAAAAGGCCGGCGTGCAGACCGATGAAGTTCTGGCAGCCATGAAAAAGAGCGTCGGGGCTCTTGCAAAAGAGGGCTACTCAGCGAGCGAAGGGTTTCAGCTCTATTATGAAAAAATCAAGAACGCAGGCAGCGCAGCCGAAGCGACGACCATCGCCAGCGAGATCTTCGGAGCTCGCGCTGGCTCAACGATGGCCGCAGCCATCCGGGACGGAACTCTTGCGGTCGAGGACTTTACTGCCTCACTCAAAGAGAACAGCGAGACCATATTGGGTGCAGCTGAGGACACGATGGACTTCCCTGAGCGGCTGCAAATGTTCAAACAGCAGGCAGAAGTCGCGCTCAAACCACTGGCCAACACCATGTTCGACTCCCTCAATAGCCTAATGCCCGTTGTCGCTGAGGCGATGGAGTCACTGGCCCCGATTATTGAGGAGACCGTGACCGTGCTGCAACCACTTATCACCGAGTTATTCAGCGGCCTGCTGCCTGTACTCAAGAGGCTCCTGCCGATGATCGTGGATATAGGTGGCAGACTATTGACTACCCTCATTCCCCCGGTCATGAAGTTATTTAATTCAATTATGCCGATCGTGCTGCAACTGCTCGAGGTGCTCATGCCGATATTGGATGTCATCATCCAGCTGCTCGGGCCGATCCTCGACCTTATCGTCGCAGTGCTCCAGCCTGTACTCGACCTGATAAGTCAGGCCATCGCTCCGTTGATCCTCGTGCTCTCGGAGCTAATCAACGCGGTACTTCAACCGCTGGGGCCGATCATCGAGTGGCTCTCCGGGCTATTCACCGAAGTGCTCGGCAACGCCATCGACGGCATAAGGCCGATAATAGACGCGCTGATCACTGTATTCAGCGGTGTGATCGACTTCGTGGAGAACGTATTCGCAGGCGACTGGCAGGGCGCGTGGGATGCAGTCGTCGAGATATTCTCCGGAATATGGGACGGCATGGTGGCCATATTCAAGGCACCAATAAACTGGATCATCGATGGCATCAATATGTTTCTGAAGGGACTGAACAAGATCAAGGTTCCCGACTGGGTACCGGGCGTCGGTGGTAAAGGCATTAACATCCCGCTGATCCCGAGACTGGCAGCTGGTGGCTTCACTGATGGCATAAGCATCGCCGGTGAGGCTGGCATGGAGGCAGTAATTTCCTTCCTTCCTCAGTTCAGGAAGGAAAATATTGAATACTGGAAAAAAGCCGGTGAACTGCTCGGAGTAATTGACAAAAACCAGCCGCTCGTCGTGTCAATAGATGGGCTTCCGGCGTTCGCTTCCGGTGGCTTCACCGACGGCATAAGCATCGCCGGTGAGGCTGGCATGGAGGCAGTAATTTCCTTCCTTCCTCAGTTCAGGAAGGAAAATATTGAATACTGGAAAAAAGCCGGTGAACTGCTCGGAGTAATTGACAAAAACCAGC